GCTGGTTCCTACACCAACTATCGAGGGATAGGTATTACTGACTTGTTTTCCGCTTAAATTTGCCATGTTTTATTTTTTTATATGCATTCATCCCATTCGAGAGATGTAAAGTTCCATTCATCTGGAAATTCAGCCCATCCTGCGCATAAAGTTGGGAAACATTCGCTCCAGATAAGTGGTGTTAAATTCCAAATATCTGGGAATGTGCTCCAAACGGCGCAACTGGTTTCTGTTCTCGTTAGATAAACTATATTTTTGTCACTGTCATTATCACTAAGATAAACAATATTTTGCGATTCTGCAGCTACGTTTTCGAGATACATTTGGCCCTTGTCGATGAGAACACCGAGTGCAGGATCAAGAGTTACTTCATCAATTGCCCATAGCTTATAGTCCCAGTTTCCACTAGGGCTGAGTGTAATGAGTCCATTTTCTGGATCTTCATTTTGTAAAACTGTAAGTTGGATTTCGAACTCTGTATAACGTGAATTCGATGTTACGATATCGGGAATCACATAAGCCCATTGTCTACTGAATCCGTTTTTAAAGCCAAACAAAAACAGACCTGATCCATAATAAGGATTGATCTGTACGTCATCTACGTTAACATAGATGATAATTGAGTTTGTTTCTAGATTATTAAGATTAATCACGCTTTGTGGCTCTTTTAATTAGATATAGAAAGTCGCACTTTTGACATAAAAAAAGGGGCTAGATTTCTCTAGCCCCTTACCCCAAAATTAGAAAAAATCCCCCGAAGAGGAAAGGGTTAAGGTGCAGCTACAATAGTAACACCTGATCCAATTACACTTGCCAAAGTTCCATCTAGTGGATATACAGAAAGGGGTTCCTGTCCTTGAATAGTAATTGAATAAGAATTTGCATCAGCAACAGCTGTACCAGTTTGAGCAGTACCTGCAGATACTTGACATCCACGGCTCTCACCCATTAACCAAGATACATCGTTGTTGTCAACATAAACCACTCTTAGGTCTCTATTTTGTGCAAGCAAAAGAATTTGATTGCGTTTTGCTGCGTCCATTTTCTGGAAGATAGCAGTTAGCTCTGGCTGGTAAAAAACCGTGCCGGCTGTTGGTGCTACGTTAATGCTTTCTGTGAAAGATGCGGTATCTTTGGGCAGTTCGAAGGTAAAAAAGCTCCCCGTCCCACTGATCAAAGTAACTTCTCCAGCTACTTCAGTGATACCACCCCAAGTTCCAGCAAAAACGTACATTTCTTTGACACCGCCTAGACCGTTAATACAGTCCAACGCTATGCCACTTGATATATTACAACTCATATGTGTGTTTTATTTGTTTTTGTTATTAAAGGGAGCTAGATTTCTAGCTCCCTTTGGTTTGGTTTAGTAAGCTGAGCTAGATACGAATTGGTTAGCAACTGCTGCAGTTCCAAGTCTGAACTTTGCCATAAAATTGATTTGATCTTGCGAAGGATCATAGTAAAATCTAAATGCATTTACATCAGAATCAATTAAGTTAGTACCAAAGAAAGCGTATTTCTGAGGTCCAACAATAACTTCGTTAGTGTTAATACCTGGGATTGCAACAACTTCAACGTTAGTACCTGGGAAGATAAAGGTTGAAGCAGAAGATGTACCAGCAGTATTGTTGATGTTAGGATATTGCAACAAGATAGAGTTACCAGTTGCGATCAATCCTTGAGTCAACTTGCTGTACTGAGCATAGCTTAAGTACATTTTCAAATCATCTTCTTGCTTAATAGCATTTGGAAGAAGATCGATAAGACCCCATGCATTATCAACTGCAGTAGATGAAGTCCAGTTTCCACCATAAGCAGAACCATCAACTGCACCTTCGGCTACGTTGATTTGTGCAAGTAAACCGTCAAGGTTTGCACCATCACCCTGCCACATAGTGTTCTCAATGTAAGCACCAATAGAACGTACTTTATAGTCGGCAATAAACGTCTCAAATGGAACTGATTCTTGGTAAGCAGAAGGGTTCATGTAAGCACTCAACCAGAAGTCCCGAAGTTGCTCTGGACAAAGTACTTCCTTAAGCATCTTTGACTGAACTGTCATGTCAATCTGTGTATATGCTGTAGTGTTAGAACCTGTCTGTCCTGATCCAAATCCGCAAGCTGAATCTTTAATGTCAATAACACCACCTAAGATGTTGATTGAAGTTACACCTGCTGTAATGTTTGGACGAACAGTCAAGTAACCTGTAGAAACAGGCTTCAAGATTGCCCTTGTTATTAATTGGTCTGATAATTGGTCTGTGTATGCACTCAGACCGGATAAATTGAAACTCATAGTTTTTTAGTTTTTATTTAGTGTTTTTTTGATTTCATTGATAGAAGCGATACGTGCATCGATAGCATCGATAGATTTATCAGCTTTTTCAACAGTTGCTTTTGGCACTGGATTACCAGCAGGAGTCTTTGCAAATTTTTGCATTTTCTCTTTCATAGCTCCCATTTCTTCTTTTACTGTTGCAATCTCAGTTGCAATTTCTTCGACAGCAGCCATTACCATTTTCATGGTTTCTTCTACTTTCTCTTTCATCTTTTCTTCGATGATTTCGGAAATAGCTTCGGCAACGCCTTCTGGAAGTTCCATTTCTTGAACTTCTTCGATTTCTTCTTCTTGAGCTGCAACTGCTACTGGCTCGCCAGCAGGCATAATTTCAGTGATTGCACCGTTAGCATCAACCATGATCTTTGTTCCATCTTCGAGAGTGTGTTCACCTTCTGGGGCTGGAGTTAAAGATCCGTCTTCTGCAACAATAGAAACAGGGAAACCAACTTCTAGTTTCTCTACTTCTACGATAGTGGTACCATCAGCTAAAGTTGCTCTCTCAAGTTTCACCGGCATTCCTAACACCTCGCGAATTTGATTAAGTTTTAACTTGTAGTTTGTCATACGTATATTTTTATATTTTTGAGCGTACTCTTTAATAGATATTCTTATTTAGCCTCTTGACATTTCTGATGATAAAAAAATTCAGATCAGATCGTGCTCATTCCTTTATATCGTATACACGCTCGCACGCTTAAAGAACTATAGACTGCGCTTAGAGTCTTTTTCGACTCAGAACCAGTAAACCTTATAGTGTGCGGTGAAAAAAAGTTTCATTGTTTTTAAAAATAATTTTTTTATTTCAAATATTATATATATATTTGTATTCAATTTAAAACTCAATATATGAAATCAAACACAAAAACCCCGGCAAAGACTACCATTGAGGAAGTTACGCCAGAAGCTGTAGAAAATGCAGTTTCAAATCATGTTGTTAATCCTGAAGTTGTTTTGAAAAACATCGAACCTTCTACATTCTACAAATTCAGTTCTCGTCACTTTAGTGTACGTGCTAACCTTGAAGAAGGGTATGTGCAAGTGCTTGGTATGACTGAAGCAGCAGCTGAATTCTTAAGAGAGAATCAAGATGCAATGCTTAATCAGCGCGGATTTACTATAGCTGATATGCCTAATGCAGAAATTGATGCTATTGCTTCAGAAGCATTCCTCAGAAAGTTTAATGCTCACAAAGTTAAGCGTGCTCATGGTCTATCCAAGTACGAGTATGAAATGAGCAAGTTATCTGAAAATGAAACTGAGACAGTGTTCAAGAGTCTTAAAGCTTGGCTGAAAGAAATTGCGATTGATCTATGATAATGTTTAATCAGTTTATTATGATATGGGCAGGGGCTGAAGCTCCTGCCTTTGTCGCAAAGTCTTTCGAGTATTTCGATAGACTTGGCGTAAAAGTCGAATTCAGAGGGCAAGAATACGAATCAGACTGTGTGCACTTGCTCTTCCAAAGCGAAGAGTTTGTTTCTGAAGAGCTGCTAGGTAGTATCTTCGATGAGTATGAAGACTTAATCGATATCAGATGAGAAGAAGACGCAGAGAATATAAGCCGCGTGAAAAAAGAGTTATAGGCGGTAAAGAATATTTGATCTTGTATTTCAAAGATGAGTGGCATGATGGTGAATATGTGACTTCAGTTGCTATTTGCGATGAGCATTTAAATCATGTTCGTCACTCTAGAAGCAATGGATCTTGGTTCAAAAAAGAATATGTGCAGCTAGAAAGCGGAATTTTTAGAGTATCTAAATTTATGGCAGATACTGGCTATATGCGAGAACATCATTACGATCTTAAAACAGGCAGAGTAATTTCTGAAATCGATTCTAGCAGAAATATCAATCTGCTTGATATAAGATTAAATGAAATCAGATCAGATGGTCAATCTAAAAATACAGAGACTCCTATGGATTCTATGGTTTCATTGGAAAATGAAATGAAGCTTAAAGAAAAGCCTAACCCTAAAAAATCACTGTTTTGATCATTGCAAATTTAAATTATAGCTGGAGAATGGGTAACAGAGAAGAGTCTGTTGCAGATACAGTTTATCTAACTATTTGCAAGTTAGATTCTGGTTTCATCGAATTTTTAACGCTAAATGAGCATTATCAAGTGATCAAATTTCCTACATTTTTCAGCAAAGAAAGCTGCAAAGAATTTCTAGAAATTGTAGAATTGATGTTACCTATTGACGATGAAGGTAATGAAATAATCTGTTTTGATTATGAAATCGTACTTCAACTCTTCTGATTAATAGACTATATTACTCAATATAGATCTTTAAGTAGAGAGGCCCGGAAAGGCCTCTCTTTTTTTGTTTTTAGTCTTTCAGGATCTTCATAATCTTGATATACTGTTTTACAGTTTGAATTTCTTCAAGATTTGAGAACATACCTTCCACACTAAATCCACGAAGTTCTCC